AAGAAGACGAGATGACTATACTGACGGAACTGTCAGATTTAAAATCGACTCTACTTCACCGTAATAGGAGAAAATTTTATGGCAATAACATCGGCAATTTGTAATAGTTTTAAACAAGAACTTTTAGTTGGAACACACAATTTTACAGCTTCATCAGGAAATGATTTTAAAATAGCTTTGTATACTAGTTCAGCAACTTTAAATAAATCAACAACAGCTTATTCAACAACAAACGAAATTTCAAATACATCTGGATCCGCATATACTGCGGGTGGCGCAGCTTTAACTAGTGTAACTCCAGTTTTAGATTCAGATACTGCAGTTTGTGATTTTGCAGACGTTAGTTTTACCTCTGCAACTTTTACTGCCAATGGTGCTTTAATTTATAACGACACACAGTCAGATAAAGCTGTTGCAGTAATAGCTTTTGGTGGTGATAAAACTGTAACAAGCGGAACTTTTACAATACAATTTCCAACAGCTGACGCATCTAACGCAATCATAAGATTAGCATAAGGAGGTCCTCCTTATGCCAAATACTTGGAATCAATCAGGCACAACCTGGAACGAAGGCCGTTGGGGCACACAAAATGCCTTATCAACTGGTTGGGGTGCAAAATCTTGGAGTACATCAGGTGTATGGGGTGAATTAAATGATGAACTTGTAGAGGTAACAGGTCTATCAATCACATCTTCAATAGGTTCAGTAACAGTTTCAGCAGAAATAAATAAAGGATGGGGACAAGACACTTGGGGTAATGAAACCTGGGGTGAATCAGGCATGTTAGTTGAATTAACTGCTCCTGATGCAATGACATCAAACCTAGGAGCTAATGGTTGGAGTAATGCATCCTATGGTGAAAACAGTTGGGGTATGTTTACCGTAAATCCTGCAGATGTAATGGGATTAACCGGTCAGACCGCAACCGGAAGTGTTGGCTCACCTACGATAATTGGTGATGTATCTTTTTCTGTTTCAGGAGTTGTAACAACATCAAGCGTTGGATCAATTAATCTCGATGATCAAATTATAGGATTAACAAGTTCAGCAATAACACCTAGTGTTGGTTCTATATCACCTGCGGATGTGATGGGATTAACCGGAGTTTCTGCAACAACATCACTTGGAACTTTAAGCACGAATAGTAATCCAATTATAGACGTAACGGGAATTTCTGTAACATCTAGTGTTGGGTCAATAACTCCAGCAGATGTAATGGGATTAACAGGTGTCTCAGCAACATTTAATGTAGGATCAATAACACCAGCAGATGTTATGGGATTAACAGGTCAAAACATAACTTCTTCTGTAGCAGGTTTTGGCACTTCTACTGGCTTTGGAATTCAAGCATATGAAGCTATTGACACTGGTTCTAATACAAGTTATACAGACGTAGCAGCGTAATAGGAGATAAAAATTATGGCATCAACATTTACACCTTTAGGGGTAGAACTTCAAGCAACTGGTGAAAACGCCGGTACATGGGGGACGAAGACTAATACTAATTTAGAAATTATAGAACAGATATCTGGTGGATTTACACAACAATCAATAGCTGGTGGGACACAAACAACTACACTGTCTGTTTCTGATGGATCAACAGGTGCTGTGCTTTCTCACAGAATGATAGAATTTACAGGTACGATCACGGGTAATCAGATTGTAACAATACCAATAGATGTTCAAACTTTTTATTTTTTAAGAAATTCAACTTCTGGAGCGCATACAGTTCAGTTTAAATATGCCTCTGGATCAGGAGATAGTTTTACTTTCTCTGCTACTGATAAAGGTGATCAATTAATTTTTGCATCAGCTAATGATGGAACAAACCCTGATATCGTAACTTTAGCTTTTGGTGCAGGTGATGTAACACTTACAGGCACAGAAACATTAACAAATAAAACACTGACTTCCCCTAAAGTAGGAACATCTATTTTAGATACTAATGGAGCAGAATTATTCAAATTAACAGCGACAAGTTCAGCAGTTAATGAACTCACATACGCTAACGCAGCTACAGGAAATGCACCAGCATTTACAGCGTCTGGAGATGATAGTAATATAAACATTAATTTGGTGCCAAAAGGGACTGGACAAGTTCAAGCAAATGGTAGCGGATTAGCAACAACAGGAAAAGCTATTGCAATGGCATTAGTTTTCGGTTAAAAGGAGCACAGGAGAATAAATTATGGCAGCACCAAATCTAGTAAACGTAGCAACGATCACAGCTAAATCTGTTCAAGCAGCGTTGACTACAACTTTAACAACAGAAGTTCTTGCGAACGCATCCTCTTCTGGTAAAGTTTTTAAAATTAATAATATAATTGTAGCAAACATTGATGGATCAAGTTCTGTTGATATTTCAGTTTTTATAACAAAGTCAGGTGGATCACCTATAGCAATCGCTAGCACAGTTTCTACACCTGCAGATGCAACTCTGATTGTGATTGATAAAAATTCTGCACTATATCTTGAAGAGGGTGATAATATAGAAGCTGGCGCAAGTGCTAACTCAGACGCTACTATCACTATCAATTACGAAGAGTTAAGTTAATAGGAGGTAGACGGTTTATGGCACACTATGCTAAAATCGATTCAAATAACATCGTTACTAATGTACACGCTGTGGCTGATGCTGATGAAAATGGATCTGAAGAAAACGGGATAGCTTTTTTAACATCGGTTCATGGTGATATTTCTCCAAGCTATTGGAAAAAAACTTCTTACAACACTACATTTAATGTTCATAAATTAGGTGGTACGCCTTTTAGAAAAAATTATGCAGGAATAGGTCACACCTATGATGCAACAAGAGATGCTTTCATACCACCAAGACCAATGAAATGTAATTTTGCAATAACACATGATTCTTGGACTCTTGATGAAGATACATGTGAATGGAAAGCACCTATACCATGGCCTAATGAAAGTCACCCAGATACTTATAAGATTGATGGAAAAGAAACTGCTTTATCTTGGGATGAGCACAAACAAAGACATGTTGGTCAAAGAGAAGATGGTGGAGCTGCAGAAGGTCAACCAAGACCAAGCGATGATCAAGTAACATTGTATGCATGGAATCCAGATACTGGCACGTGGTCAGATAGCGGCTTTACATTTGCACAATTTATAGATATGGATTACACAGGAGATTAATTATGGCTAATAGATCGAACGGCGGAGTTATAGGACCATCAGTACTAAATAGCGGTCAAACTACTTTAAATACACAAACTTTTACAAGTGACGGAACTTGGAATCCAAGTGAATCAGCAGTCTCTAGTGTTGATATTTGTGTTATAGCTGGCGGCGGCGGTGGAATGGGCCAGTCAGGTGGCGGAGGGGGCGCAGGCGGAATTCGTCAAATAACTGGTGTCCCTGTTACAGGACCAGTCGCTATAACAGTCGGAGGCGGTGGCCAAGGTGGTTTTACTAGTGGTAATACTAAAGGTAGTGATTCAATTTTTAATCCTGGTGGCAGTGAAGGTTCAACAATGTACACTGCAACAGGTGGTGGAAAAGCAGGAAGAAATGCAACCGATTCTGGAGGTCCGGGAGGATCAGGGGGCGGAGGATCAGGTGGTCCGGGAGGCCCAGGAGCAGGGTCACAAGGTCAAGGAAACGTACCTCCATTTAGTCCACCACAAGGTAATCCAGGAGACGCGACGCCAAACGGACGAGGCGGAGGAGGCGGGGCCGGAGGAGCGGCATCATCTCAATCTAATGGAGCAGGAGTTAGTCCTACATTATTCCCAGGAGAGACAAAAGCTGTGGGAGGATCAGGCGGTGCATCAGGCGGAGCCGGAACTGCTGAAACAGGGAATGGAGGACAAGGTCATTCTAGTGGTACTCCGGGAGGAGCTGGCGGAGCGGGAATTGTTCGTGTGGTTTCACCACAACAACCATTTAGTTTCTATGGCTCAGGTGTTTGGGATATGAACGCTGTTTACGATTACGTCAAAGCTGGACAGTGGTCTTAATTTAACTTTACATTTTTAATACATCATTTATATTACTAATCATAAAGAATGATTGGTTTAGATGAATACTATTGGTGCTTTGAGAAAGCAATTCCTGAAAATATTTGTAATGATATTGTAAAATTTGGAAATTCAAAAGTATTAGAAAAAGGTTTGGTTGGGCATGAAGATAAATTAGTTGATGATAATAATATAAGAAAATCAGACGTTTGTTTTTTAGATGATCAATGGCTTTTTGATTTAATAATACCTTTTGTTAGAACTGCCAACAAAAACGCAGGTTGGAATTTTGAGTGGGATTGGACAGAGTCTATTCAATTTACAAAATATAAACCTGGTCAATTTTATACTTGGCACTCTGATGATATGCCAAAACCTTTTGGAGAAAATTCTCACCCTAATTATAAGGGTAAAATTAGAAAATTATCTGCAACTGTAAACCTTACAGATCCTAGTGAATATACTGGTGGTGATTTTGAATTAGATCTTAGAAATAACCGTGATGGTAGGAATATTATTACTTTAGATCAGGTTAAACCAAAAGGATCTGTTTTGGTATTTCCATCTTTTGTCACCCATCAGGTAAGAGCTATACGAAGCGGAGAGAGAAACTCACTAGTTCTTTGGAATCTAGGACCCCCTTGGAGATGATTAATAATCTATTTTCCTGTCCCGTATATGAATCTGAATTAGATTTGGATGCAAAAATGATATCCTCATATTGTATGAATGTAAAAGATAAATCAAAAGGTGTGGTAAAAAGTAATGTTAATGGTTGGCAATCTTCTAACGTTAAGGATGAAATTAATATTGTTGATAAAATTATGGAGCATGTGAATATTTTTAATAAAGACCTTAAAATTAAAAAAACTTTATCTATAGAAAATATGTGGATAAATATTAATAATTATAAAGATTATAATATAGAACATACCCATCCAGGTTCAATACTTTCAGGCGTTTATTATAGTCAAGTAAGTAATAACAGCGGTAATCTAGTATTTATTCACCCTGCAAAAGACGTCATGGTGCATGATTGGGATAATTGTGATTGGCAAGAATATAATAAATATAGTTCTTCCTGGTGGTTTACTCCTAGTATAAATAAATTATTTTTATTTCCTAGTTGGTTAAAACATTATGTTAAACCTAATTTAGATAACAAGGAGAGGATATCTATATCTTTTAATGTAAAATGATTGCAAGTAGAGATGGTATTTTTAAACACCCTAATAAATTAGTAAAACTAGCAAATAGAATTGACTATTCAAACGTAGGATACGTTAGAGGGGTCAGGTCCAAACCAGTTCATGAAATAGACAAAGAATTATTTGAATCTGTTAACACAAAAATATTAAGTTGTTTTTACCCTGACACTAAAATAGAATTTTTTGCACGAACATATTTTCAAAAAAATGAATATGATATAAATGATGGTTGGGTTCATCAGGACAATTGTATGATAACTGGCATTGTATATTTAAATCCAGATAATACATCAGGCACTTCTCTGTATAATATAAAAGATAATTGTAGTTTAGATGTTTTAGATCAAAATCGAAAACAAGATTATTTTAAAAATTATAATAAATATTCTGAGGAACAAAAGAAAGAAATACAACAATTAAAAATTAAAAATAATTCGATGTTTTATAAGACCGTATCTTTTAGTGGTGAATACAATAGACTTGTCGCTTTTGATGGAAAGATGTTTCATTCATCAGAGATACAAGAAAAAAATAAAGAACGTTTGATTCTAATATCTTTTATAGAACAAATTAAGGTAGTAAATGATTAAAATAGATTTATTCCCTACCCCCATAGCTTTATTTAAACTTGAGGATCTAGATAATGAAGAAGAAAATTTTTTGTTAAATGTGGATACAGGAGATAAAAATAATAATTATCTTAATAATATTTCATCTAATGATACTTACATATTAGACAATCCAAAGATTAAAAATTTAAAAAATAAAATACAAAAATGCATAGATGAATACAAAAACGAGATTATGCAATGTGAGGATGAGTTATATATTACTAATTCTTGGGTGAGTTTTTTAGAAACTGGAAAAAGACACGCTATGCACCACCACTCAAATAGCATGCTGTCTGGAGTATATTTTGTAAATGTAAATAAAGATATGCCTAATTTTACAATTCAAAGTTCACAGACTAATTTATGGCCGTTAAGTTGGAAAAGAAAAAAATGGACTTATCAAAATACTTTAGGAGAAATAATTTTAGTAGAAAAAAATATGTTAATATTGTTTCCTTCAAGTGTGTGGCACAGTGTTGACATTAATAAGTCTGCAGAAACTAGAGTGTCACTGTCTTTTAATACTTTTTTAAAAGGAGATATTAAACATAATACTTACGTATCGGATTTAAATTTAAAATGAAACCACAAATACTTAAAAACCTAATACCAGAGGTATACCAAGAAGAATTAAAACAAACTGTGGAGGAGATACCTTTTTACTACAGTTCAAGTATTGGATATAATCAAACCAGCTTACCCACCGCAGGTATAAAATTTTTAGATAACATAGGGTTTAGTCATGGGTTAGTTATAGAGGGACAAGAAGATTCTATGTATTGGGCATTGTTTAGACCTCTTTTATATTTTTTCACTCAACAAACAGGTGTCATAGTTAAAAAAATTATTCGTGTAAGATTACGACTTACATTTCAACACCCAGATAGAAATAAATTTTTGTTTAATAAACCACACACAGATCTATTTGGTTTTAATAAACCTTACAAAACTTTGGTGTATTATATAAACGACTCTGATGGAGATACTTTTATATTTGATAAATTTTTTAATGAAGCAGAAAATTTAGACAGCGCTTTAAAAGATATAGATAAAAAAATTGTGCTTCAAAACACACCTAAACAAGGAGATGCCATATATTTTGACGGACATCAATATCATGCGGGAAATTCTCCTATTAAATATAAACACAGATATGTTATTAATTTTGATTTTACCGTATGAACCATTTTAATACTCACAACTACTCGGTTATTAAAAAAGCTATCTCAACAGAAATGAGTAGTTTTATTTATGATTATATTTGTTTGAGAAGAAGGATAGCTAATTATATGTTTCAAAATAAATTAATATCACCTTACAATAAACATTTTGGTCATTGGGGAGATCCACAAGTTTTAAACACTTATTCAATATACGGTGATACCGTAATGGAAACTCTTTTGTTAAAATTAAAATCTTTAATGGAAAAAGAAACTGAACAAGAGTTAATTGAAATGTATTCTTATTGTAGAATATATAAACGAGATGATGTTCTACACAGACATAAAGATAGAATGTCATGTGAAATATCAACCACATTAAATTTGGGTGGAGATCCTTGGCCTATTTATTTAGAACCTTCAGGTGAAACAAATCTTGAAGGCATACAAGTAAATTTAGATCCTGGTGATATGTTAATTTATAAAGGTTGTTTATTAGAACATTGGAGAAAACCTTTTAAAGGTGAAAACTGTGCACAGGTTTTTCTTCATTATAATAATAAAAATAAAGAATCTGAAAAAAACAAATTTGATAATAGAGAATTTATAGGGGTGCCTGACAAATCATGAATTATAAAGTAATCAAAAATTTTTTAGATACAGATAAATTTATTAAAATTAAAGATACGATAATAAACGAAAATTTTCCATGGTATTACAAAAGTAACAATGAAGTAGAGGGTGGTTATTTTTCACATGCTCTCTTTCATGATAATGAGATTACCTCAACATTTAATAAGATATTAACAAGTGATATTTATAAGGTTTTAAATCCTGTCGCTGTTATTGGAGCAAGAGCAAACCTGTTGTTATCTTCTTTGTTTTGTGGTAAAAAATCTGAGTGGCATACAGATTATGATAATAATAATTTTACGGCAATTTATTATTTGAATACTACAGATGGTGGAACTGAAGTGAAAGATGATAATAATATAAAATTTATAAAGGCAGAAGAAAATAAATTATTAGTTATGAAAGGTCACGTATTACACAGAGCCTTACCCTCTTCTGACGTAGAAAAAAGATATATTTTAAATTTTAATTATTTTGAAAGAACATGAGACAAGAAGTTAAAGGTGTAGATAAGAATAGTATGTTCCCATTTATCGTTGCAGATAATTGGTATTCGCCAGAAGAAGAACAATTAATTTGGAAAGAATTAGATTTTTATTATAGACCTCAAAACTTAGAATCATCTACATTAAATTCTGCTATGGAAAACCATGAGGCCTTAAGCAACAGTTGGAGAATATATCCCATGTCTATTTTTAATAGAGAGTATTTAAAATTTTCTACAATTATAAGTTCTGTTAAAAAATATCTTAACCCTAAATTTAGCAGTTTTGTAAAAGATTGCATGCCACAAGGTGTTCAATTCTTAGATGCTACTAAAATTCAAAACATGATTAGTTATTATGATCATAATCAAGAATATAAACCACATCACGATACAGCTCAGTTTACAAGCCTTATTTGGTTTTACAAACAACCAAAACAATTTACTGGAGGAGATTTTGTATTAACACAACCAAACCAGACTATAAAATGTAAACATAATCGAATGATATTTTTTCCAAGTTATTACATACACTCTGTGACTCCGGTATCTATTAGTCCAGAAAACAGAAATACAGGTCTTGGTAGATTTACTATAACTAACTTCTTTTTAAGTCCTAAATAATGAATAAAGAAAACTTTTTTCATGATAAAATGTGCCAATGGTTTATAGACCTGTACCATAATAATGATGAAGCTAAACAGGTATTTAATAATAAAAAAGTATTAAGACTTTATGATTTAATAACGAAGGAGGACACAATTAAACAATTTATCCCTTTCATTCATGAAAATTCTCGTGAATCTTTTCCAGGTTTTTACATAAAAAATATGGAGGTCGTGGAATGGAATGTAGGTCAAGGTATGGATTGGCATAGAGATTATCCATATTATAAGGGCACATCCATAATTTTTTTAAATGATGATTTTGAAGGTGGTGAATTACTTACAGCCTCAGATTATTCAAAGGCCATGGAATCTACCAGAGTAACACACAAGCCAAAAAAAGGCAGCATTGTTAGTTTTAAAGACGTCGTGTGGCACAAAGTTAATCCTGTCACTCAAGGAAAAAGATATACCTTAGCTATCTGGTATGACATATTTTAAAAATATGGTGTAAAATAATAAAATATAGTATATTTTAGTCGTTAATTTTATAATATTGGAGTATCATGCTACAAAAAATAGGTTTTGCCCCTGGAATCAACAAACAAATTACACCAACTGGAGCTGAAGGACAGTGGATTGATTGTGATAATGTTAGATTCAGATATGGTATACCTGAAAAAATAGGTGGTTGGAATCAATTAGGAAACGTAAACGAAAACGAGTTAACTGGTGCCGGTAGGGGACTTCATCATTTTATCAATAGTCAATCAAGAAGATACGCTATAATAGGGACAAACAGAATTTTATATGCATTTTCTGGTGGTGTATTTTATGACATACATCCTATAAAATCTACGACAACGCTCACAAATGCATTTAGCACGAACAACGGATCACCAACTGTTACAATAACTTTTTCAACTTCTCACAATGTTAGTCCTAATGACATTATATTATTAGACAATTTTACTGCCATAACTGATTCTAATTTTAGTGCCTCTGATTTTGACAATAAAAAATTTATGGTAACAAGCGTACCATCAGCTACAACCTTGACAATTACAATGCCATCAAATGAATCAGGATCTGGTGCAACGACATCGGGCGGTATAAGAGTGCAACATTATTTTCCTGTCGGAACAGCTGTTCAAGAAAAAGGATATGGTTGGGGTCTTGGATCTTGGGGTGGAGAGGCATCTTCTGCCGTTACAACAACTCTTAATGGTGCTTTAGGAGATAATGAATTTGGAACAGGAGGATCAGGAACTTCTATTGTTTTAACTGATGCTACACAATTTCCAGACACAGGAACTAATTTTATAAAAGTAGGAACAGAAGAAATTTCGTACACCGGAGTAACTGGAGGAACTACTTTAACAGGAATCACAAGAGCTGTTAGAGGGACAACCAGGGCGTCTCATAGTAATGGTGCCACTGTAACAAACACCAGTGACTTTGGAGCTTGGAACCAAGAAACTTCAGAAGGTCTTGCGTTAGATCCGGGTATGTGGTCTATAGATAATTTTGGAGATAAAGCTATTTGTTTAATTCATGATGGTGCATGTTTTTCTTGGGATTCTAGTTTAGGCAATGCAACAGAAACAAGAGCTGCGATTATTACAGGTGCCCCAACTGCATCAAGACATATGGTTGTATCTACACCGGATAGACACTTGGTGTTCTTTGGAACAGAAACAACTATCGGTGATACAGCATCACAGGATGATATGTTTATAAGATTCTCTTCTCAAGAGGATATAAATACATACACACCAACAGCAACCAATACGGCCGGCACACAGAGATTGGCTGATGGATCACGAATCATGGGAGCTATTAGAGGTCGTGATGCAATCTATGTTTGGACTGATACAGCTTTATTTACACAACGTTTTGTTGGTCAACCTTTTACGTTTGCTTTTTCACAAGTGGGTACAAACTGTGGTTTGGTTGGACAGAATGCATGTGTTGAAGTTGATGGTGCTGCATACTGGATGTCAGAGAATGGTTTTTTTAGATTTGCTGGTAGATTAGAATCTTTACCCTGCCTGGTAGAGGACTTTGTTTACGATGATATAAATTTATTATCTGGTAATCAAATGGTGTCAGCAGGATTAAATAATCTATTTGGTGAGGTTATATGGTTTTATCCGTCAGCCACATCAGATGTAATTAACAAATGTGTTGCATATAATTATTTTGATTCTTCACCGCAAAGACCAGTATGGACTGTGGGAACTTTAGATAGAACTATGTGGAGAGACTCCGCTGTGTTTGGTAAACCACATGCTTTAGATTATGATGCTGGTAATGATTCATCTCACGATGTTGTTGGAAACACTGAGGGTAGAACAAGTTACTATGAACATGAAACGGGAACAGATCAAAATAGAAACGGGACAATAACTGCGATACTTGCAAACATATCTTCCGGAGACTTTGACATAAGTCAAAGAAGAAGTATAACAGGTCAAACAACAGGAACAGCAGATATTAGAGGAGATGGAGAGTTTTTAATGAAGATAAGAAGATTTATACCAGATTTTATATCTCAAACAGGTACAACAAGAATAACTTTACAATTAAGAAATTTTCCTAATGACACACAAGCTAGTTCATCTTTAGGTCCATTTGACATAACGTCAAGCACACAAAAAGTTGATACAAGAGCAAGAGCCAGAGCGATAGCTCTTAAAGTAGAAAATACAGCAGTTAGCCAAAGTTGGAAACTAGGAACTTTTAGGTTAGATATACAACCAGATGGACGTAGATAATGAATTTTTTAAAAAACTTATTTAATATTAAAGAAGATGCACAACCAGTTGATGCTATAACGAGTGGTAAAGAATTAAGAGAAAGACAAGAAGATTTACAAACAGGTGTAGGTAGTGTGACTGAAGAATTAATGAAACAAAATCCTGAGTTGTTCAATAATGTAAATGCTGGTGGTGGTGGAGGTGGAGATGGCGGAAAAGGTATAATGGATCTTGTTAATCAGGGTTCTTTATTTTTACAAAAACCGATTATTGCTGATAAATTTAGTATTGGTGATGCTTTGACTCTTAGAGGTGCTTTATCAGGAAACCCATTAAGTATGTTTGGTTTAGGTATGATGGCATTACGAAATTTACCAAAGGAAACACCAGAGCAAAAAACTGTAAAAGGTTTGTATGATTTAGATAACACAGGTAGAATTCAATCAGGTCTTATGGCTGGATACAATCCTGTATCTTTGTTTGGATCAACAGGTTTATCCGGAGCTATGATTGATAGAATTACTAATATAGATAAAACTTTAAATAACAAAGTCATATCAAATAAAACAAGACAAGTTTTGGAAGATAGAAAACGAGCTTTAGAGGAAGCTATAGCAAGAGAACAAGCAGCTGTGAAACAAACAATAGAACAACAATATAGAGATAGACCAGGTGAATATGGTGGAGCTAATAGACAAATTGAGAGAGAACAAGCAGGACCTGGATATACGGGTAGTGGCACAGCAGCAGAGATGGGTAGTTTTAGATATGGAGGCATAGCAAGTTTATAATGGCAAAGATAGTACAAGTATTAACAAGACCCTCACAAGAATATGACTATACTGTGGCAGAAGCACAGACAAGAGATTTAGATGGTGTTATAGTAAAATTAAATACAACGTATCAACAAGAGTTAAAAGAGGAATTAGAAGCGTTTAACTTCTTTATTAATTAATGGCTAATAGTTTTAAAAATAAAAAAGTTGATTTGACAACCACTGATTTAACAACACTGTATACAGTGCCAACAGCAACAACCACTGTGGTTAAATCTTTGTTGGTGGCTAATGATGCAGGATCTGGTTGTAATATAGATATTACTTTGGTAGATGCTTCTTCTAATATCTTTACTCTTTTTAAATCAAAAACTATAGCAACAAACACAACAACAGAACTATTAACCCATCCTCTTGTGGTTCAAGAGAGTGAGGCTTTAAAAGTACAGGCTAGCGACGCGAATGAGCTGCACGTCGTGGCTTCTATATTAGAAATACAGCCAAGAGAGGTAACATAATGCAAGAATTTAAACCAGAAAAGATAATAGAGAAAATAACAAATAAAAAGACAGGCGAGGAGTATAAAAATGACTCTGAGTGGAAAGCTAAAAATATAAACCCTGAAGATATCAGAAGAGATGTGACAGTCATTATGCCTAGTCTTGATTTATTAGGTAAAACAAAATAGAATAGCACGATGACAATATCTAGAATGCAACAACCCAGACAGATGTACGGACTCGGAAGCTTTGTTAAAAAAGCTGTGAGAAAAGTCACTAGACCTTTTACAAAAGTAGCTAAGAAAATAGTGCCAAAAGAGATAGCAGGTATTATGAGAATTGCTGCACCTTTTTTAGGACCTGTTGCAGGACCAGCTGCATATCTATTAGGTACGGCAAAACAAACTGGTAGAATCAGTCCTATAGATTTAGCATTAGCATCTATACCTAAACTTTCTAAATTAAATGTTGATAAAACAGGAATACAAAAATTTTTACCAGAAAGTTTACAAGGTTATGATACTTTAGGAGAAACTGTAAGAGCAGTAGGTTTACCTATGACTGACAAAACAGTTGGAGATGTTCTTTTAGGAGACAGTGGTGATGCAGGTATTTTTGGTTCTTATGGTGATCCAGTAAATATTTTTAATCCTGATAGTCCAAGTTTTAGAGAAACATCTACATTTCAAAAATTATTAGGTAAAAAAGATAAACCAGAAGAATTTGATCTGCTAAAAACAGGTGCATTTGGTGTAGGTGTATTATCATTTATAAAAGATTCTAAAACACCAAAAGAAGCAGGAGATGCATTAGTAGCACAGACAGGAAACCCTGAAGACTATGAAAGAGGAGTTCAATTATTTTCACAATTAAAACCAGAATTATTTGAAGTGCCAGAACGATTTAGAATGAATGTAAAAGATGGCGGTAGAATAGGATTTCAAGGTGGAACTGGACCACGTGGTTCTGTGCCAGGATCAATGGCAGGTCTACGTAGTTCTGTACCAGAAATAATGGCAGGTCCAAAAATGGGATTAGGATCTTTAGGAGAAATGAAGGATAAACCTTTTAAATTTGATGCTCAAGAATTTATGATAAATAAATACAAAGAAGATGGAACAAAACCTAATATAATAGGAGAAGGTTTTCAAGGTGATGATAAAATTTTTGTAATCGAAACGCCTAATTTTGGAACAATGCTGATAACACTTGATCAATATCTTGAAAACTTTGGTGTTCCAGAAAGAAAAATTACAAAAAAAGATGGCGGTATAATGAGAACCAATTATGCAAGAGGTAGTGATGATGATGACAAACCAGTATTACCAGACGATCCAACAGAACCGATAAATCCTTTTGGACCAAAACCAATCAAACCATTAGGTGATATGAAGATGGCTAGTTCTGATAGATACCAGAGAATATTAGAACAACTTATAAACGAGCTAGAAGGAAGACTGGGAAGAGAGTTGACTAATGCTGAATATGACATGGTTAGTAAAGAGGCATATGACAGATTATCTGATCCAGATTTTGCTGTAGGTGGTAGGGTAGACTATGCCCTTGGAACAAGGCCCACGGCTGAAGAAAGTGGTTTAGGAGGGCTTCCAATCGAGGCAGATATGAGGTATACAGGAGGTTTCATGCCATACGGCGCAAAAGAGAAAGCCGATGACGTGCCTGCTAGATTAAGCAAAAACGAGTTTGTATTTACTGCCGATGCTGTGAGAGCAGCGGGTGGTGGTAGTGTTAATGAAGGTGCTAAAAAAATGTATCAAACAATGAAACAATTAGAGGCAAAACCTGAGGCGAAAGGAATGATGGCATAATGGCTGAACAAGTACAACAAACAACCATAACACAAGCACCAGATTATCTAAGACCTGGGATAGAAAAATTTTTAGAGTTGTCGACAGCGCAAGCTGCACAACCGATGGATACATCTAAGTTTGCACCATCAGTGGTGGGACTTGGAGCGTTACAACAACAGGCACAACAGCAGGCAGCAACACAGGCTGGTCTTGGCACACTACAATTTGATCCTGACACAGGAGCGGTATCAGGTGTTCAAGGCACGGGCGTTGCAGGATTCCAACCTTTCTTAACAGATGCACAGACCACTCTAGGTGGTGTATCACCAATGATTCAGGCGGCAGCGACCAGAACAGGGCCAACCGCATTTCAGGCTTTTGAATCACCGTATCAGACAGCAGTTAGAGATGCTACGCTTGCACAATTCGATGAACAGGCAAAAGCAAGAAGACAGGGTATCAGAGATCAAGCAGCTTCATTAGGAGCATTGGGTGCTGGTAGAACAGGTGTTCAACTTGCAGAGTATGATAGAAAATCTGACATGGACAGGGCATTGCTACAAGCGCAATTAAATCAAGCAGGATTCACACAGGCTAATCAATTAGCAGCGCAAGCGTTTGGTCAACAAGCACAATTAGCAGGATTACAATCAGGACTTGCTAATCAACAGCTTGGTTTTGCAACAACACAACCACAATTAGCTGCTGGTGCGATAGGCATGGCACAAGGTCTAGGACAAGGTGATCTAGCCTACAGACAAGCTGTACAGGACGCACAACAAAGTGCAAATAGAATGGCAGCATTTGAACCAATTGAAAGACTTGCAAGATTTGGTCAGGGATTAACAGGAGTAGGTGGAGGACTTGGATCAGTGCAGACTATGACTGGACCAGCAGCACCAACGCCAAGTCCATTAGCAGGAGCACTACAAGCAGGTATAGGAGCATTTAGTTTAGGTAAACTATTTGGATAGATATGAATTATAAAGTTATGCAAAGACCTATGTTTAAGATGGGAGGCAAG